CTAAATTTGTAGATATAGTAGTTAATGGTATATCAGAAAGAGTATTTGATATAAAAGCACAATCACAAGATCCATCAGGTGTTAGTAAAAGAACAGCTTACATGGAGTCGATGCTTAGAGATATGAGAACTAAATCTCTAAACGCGTTTGCTAAAGATGCGTTTGGTATAGATCTTAATGAAAATGATCCTGAAATACTACCTGATTCTCAACAAGAGTTAGATTTACACATGCAGCTTAGTTATAAGCAAGCAGTTGAAATAGCTGAAGAGCAAGCAATAAACGTTGTTCTTGAAGGTAATAGATATGATTTAACTAGAAGAAGAGTTAACTATGATTTAACTGTTCTTGGTATGGGAGCTGTTAAAACTGTTTATAATAAATCAGAGGGTATTAAAGTAGAATACGTTGATCCTGCTAATATGGTTTACTCATATACTGAGTCGCCTTATTTTGACGATATATATTACGTTGGTGAGGTTAAGACTATTCCAGTTAATGAATTAAAAAAACAATTTCCTAACTTATCAGAAGAAGAGCTAGTAAAAATAACAGGCCAAGGTTTTCAAAACAGTGGTTTTTACAACAGAAGTTTAACTGAGTCTAATCAAAACGATAAAAATCAGATACAAGTACTGTATTTTAACTACAAAACATATGCTAATGAAGTATATAAAGTTAAAGAAACAGCAACAGGTGCTAGTAAAGTTATAATAAAAGACGATACATTTAACCCTGTTGAAGATCAAATGTTAGAAGCTAAGTATGGTAAAATGTCTAGATCACTAGAAGTTCTTTATGAAGGAGCTATGGTTTTAGGAACTGAAATACTATTATCTTGGAATTTATGTAAAAACATGATGAGGCCTAAAAGTGATCACACTAAGGTAAAAATGAATTATTCTATAACAGCACCTAGAATGTACAAAGGTCGTATAGAATCACTTGTAGGGCGTATTACTGGTTTTGCTGATATGATACAGCTTACACACTTAAAACTACAACAGGTTATGTCTAGAATGACTCCTGATGGTATATATTTAGATGCTGATGGTTTAGCTGAAATTGATTTAGGTAATGGAACAAATTACAATCCACAAGAAGCATTAAACATGTTCTTTCAAACAGGTTCTATTATAGGTAGATCTATGACATCTGAAGGTGATATGAACCCAGGTAAAGTGCCTATACAAGAAATACAAAGTGGTAATGGTGGTGCTAAAATGCAAAGTTTAATAGGCACATACAATTATTATCTACAAATGATAAGAGATGTAACCGGTTTAAACGAGTCAGCAGATGCTTCTACTCCATCAAAAGATGCTTTAGTAGGTGTTCAAAAGATAGCTGCTGCTAATAGTAACACAGCAACAAGACATATACTACAGTCTGGATTATATATAACATCTGAAGTTGCTGAAGCAATATCACTAAGAGTTTCTGATATACTAGAATACTCTCCAACTAGAGATGCTTTTATACAAAAAATAGGTATACATAATGTATCTACGTTAAGTGAGTTACAAAACTTACATTTATCTGATTTTGGAATATACATAGAATTATCTCCTGATGACGAACAAAAAGCAATGTTAGAGCAAAATATACAAATGGCACTTGCTAAAGGAGGACTTGACTTAGAAGACGCTATAGATTTAAGAGAAATAAAAAACATTAAGCTAGCTAATCAAGTATTAAAGATACGTAGAAAAAAGAAGCAAGAGAGAGATCAAATGATGCAACAGCAGAATATACAGGCTCAAGCTCAAGCTAATGCTCAAGCTCAACAAGTTGCTGCTCAAGCTGAAGTACAGAAAAACGAATCAATAACTCAACAAAAAATACAACTAGAACAGGTTAAGTCTCAATTAGAAGAAGCTAAGCTAGCTAAAGAGGTTATGTTTAAGAAAGAGTTAATGAATCACGAGTTTCAAATTAACATGAGACTTAAAGGTATGGAAGTTAGTGGTGCACAACAAAAAGAAAAAGAAAAAGAAGATCGTAAAGATGAAAGAACTAGAATTCAAGCATCTCAACAATCTGAACTTATAGATCAAAGAAATAGTTCAAAACCACCTAAAAACTTTGAATCTTCAAGTAATGATATACTTGGTGGTGGTATCGATCTAGGTGCAACAGATCCTAGATAATTTTTAATAATTTTATAATATTATATTATGTCAGAAGAAAAACAAGAACAAGATCAAGTTCTAGAGGAAGCTGTAGAGCAAACTCAAGAGGTTGAAGTAAAAGCTGTTCCTGAGGAAACAAAGGAAGAGAAAGGCCCAGTAGCAGAAGTCTTAGAAGATGGTACGTTTAAATTAGATCTATCTAAAGGTAGTGAAGAGCCAGAACCTGAAGTGCAGGTTGAAGAAGAAAAACAACCAGAAGTTGCTGAAGAAGAGCAACCAGCTGGTTTAGAAGAGATTACAGAAGAAGAAAGTGTTGTTGAAGAAGTTGTTCAAGAACAAGCTATTGAAAAAGTTGAAGAACAAGTTCAAGAAGCTATAGAAGAAGCTGTAGAGACTGGTGAGCCGTTACCTGAAAATATACAAAAAGTAGTTGATTTTATCAATGAAACAGGTGGATCGCTAGAAGACTATGTTAAGTTAAATCAAGATTTTACTAGCTACGATGATAAATCTCTATTAGTTGAATACTATAAACAAACAAAACCTCATTTAAATAGAGATGAAATTGACTTCTTAATGGAAGATAATTTTAAATATAACGAAGAAGTTGATGAGGAAATAGATATAAAAAGAAAAAAATTAGCGCTAAAAGAGCAGGTTGCAAGTGCTAAAAGCCACCTAGACGGGCTAAAGTCTAAATACTATGAAGAAGTTAAAGCTGGTTCTAGGCTCGCGCCAGAACAACAGAAGGCTGTAGATTTCTTTAGTAGATATAACAAAGAGTTAGAGGAAACTAATAAGACTCAGGGTTTACAACAAAAAGTGTTTCAAGATAAAACTAAAGAAGTTTTTAACGATCAATTCAAAGGTTTTGAATATAAGGTTGGAGAAAAGAAATATCGATTTAATGTAAAAGATGCTGCAAAGGTTAAAGATACTCAAAGCGACATTAACAATTTTGTCAAGAAGTTCTTGAATGAAAAAAATGAAATGTCAGATGCTTCAGGTTATCACAAATCTTTATTCACAGCAATGAATCCTGATTTAGTAGCTCAACACTTTTACGAACAAGGTAAAGCTGATGCTGTAAAAACAAGCATGGCTAAATCTAAAAACATTGACATGGATCCAAGGTCTACTCACGAGAAGGCACCAAATCCAAATGGTTTTACAGTAAAAGCGGTTGACAATAGTTCTAATGACTTTAAGTTTAAAATAAAAACAAGATAACTTAACTATTAAAATTAAAAAATTATGCCTTTTAATTCATCAGGTGCTGCATTAGCGCACCTAACTCCAAGACCTGTAAAAGATTTATACGGGTCAAACTACCTGTCAATTACAGGAAACGATTACAACTTTACTAAACAATTCCTACCAGAAGTTTATGAAAAAGAAGTTGAAAGATTCGGTAACAGAACTGTTGCTGGATTTTTAAAAATGGTAGGAGCTGAGATGCCTATGGCTTCTGATCAAGTTGTTTGGTCTGAGCAAGGTCGTATTCACGTTGCTTTTAGCGATTGTTCTACAGACGCTAACGGTGGCGCAACAAATGAACTTACTTTCTCTTCAGCGGCTAACGCTGGTATGATTGATGTTCATGATACAATTATTGTAAACAAAGGTGGTGTAACAGTAAAATGTTACGTTTCAGCTAGAGCAGCTGGCGCTTCTGTTGCTACTGTTATTCCTTACACTGCTGCTACTTTAGCTGCTGCTGGTATTGCAAATGACACTAGCGCGATAAACGTATTTGTTTACGGTTCTGAGTACAAAAAAGGATCTTCTAATGCTGGAAATTCTAAAGATGCTGACTTTACTACTTTTACTAACAAGCCAATCATCTTAAGAGACAAGTACAGTGTAAATGGATCAGATACTGCTAGTATCGGTTGGGTAGAAGTAACTACTGAAGCTGGAACAGGTGGGTATTTATGGTACTTAAAATCTGAGCACGAAGCAAGATTAAGATTTGAAGATCAATTAGAAATGTCAATGATTGAAGCTGAGCCAGTTTCTTCTACTCAATTAGACGGTGCAGGTGTTTTCCAAACACAAGCGCTTGCTGGAAATCACGGTTCACAAGGTTTATTCTCTGCTATTGAAGAAAGAGGATTAATCTATAACAACCCTGATTTTGGATCTACTGCTGCAGATGAAGGCTTAGATGAGTTTGATGTTGTATTACAAGAATTAGACAAGCAAGGTGCTATCGAAGAAAACATGATGTTCTTAAATAGAGGAACTTCATTAGCAATCGATAACATGTTAGCTGCTCAAAATTCTTACGGAACTGGAGGTACATCTTACGGTGTATTTGACAACTCTGAAGATATGGCAATTAACTTAGGATTCTCAGGATTTAGAAGAGGTTCTTATGATTTTTACAAGTCTGATTGGAAATACCTAAATGATGGTACTACAAGAGGATTAATTGGAGATGTACAAGGAGTATTAGTTCCTGCTGGAACAAGTACTGTTTACGATCAACAATTAGGTAAAAACATCAAAAGACCATTCTTACACGTACGTTACAGAGCTTCTGAAGCGGATGATAGAAGAATGAAATCTTGGATCACTGGATCTGTTGGTGGTAACTACACTAGCGACGAAGACGCAATGAACGTTCATTTCTTATCAGAAAGATGTTTATGTGTTCAAGCTGCTAACAACTTCATCTTATT